ACACAAACTGTTGAGAACGGTGTTCTTGCAGGGCCTATTACCATACCTGGCACAATAACAGTAACAGGGACATTGGTAATAGTATAATGAGTAAAGTAGAAGTAGATCAGGTAGATCCGCAATCAGGCACAACCTTAACTTTAGGTACGTCTGGAGATACAGTTAGTATTCCTTCAGGTGTAACTTTAGCTAATGCAGGGACAGTTACAGGTATTCCAGCTTCTGCAATTAGTTCAGGAACTATTGCAACAGCTAGACTAGGTTCTGGTACTGCTTCATCTTCTACATTTTTAAGAGGAGATCAAACTTATGCTGAAGCAGGTGGTGGTTCTTTAATTTTATTATCCACAACAAATGTTTCATCTTCTGTTGGTCAAGTTAATATAACTTCAAACATAGATAGCACATATAAAAATTATCTAATCACAATAACTGATTACCACCCAGTAACTGATAATACTTTTTTAAATTTTAGATTATTTAGTTCAGCTGGTTCTCCAGATACAGGTAGTAATTATGCTTATGGAACTATTGGAACTAGATCAGATGGTAATACTTCTGCACAAGAGTTTAATAGTACAGGTACTACTAGTGGAGTTATAAATGCAAGTAACGTAGGTGCCGATACTAGGGAATGTACAAATGCTACAATTACTTTATATAATCCATCTGGAACAACTTATGACAAACTTATTGAATCATCGTGTGTATATGCAGATTCAAGTGGAAGAACTTGCTCATCTTTTAATGTAAATAGATATATTCCTGGAAGTGGAATAGCTTACACAGGAATTAGTTTTTTCCCTAATAGTGGAAATATTATTACTGGAGTTTTTAAACTTTATGGAATTAATTAGGAGTAAATTATGAAAAAATATGAAAATGGTATTTTAATTGATATGACAGCAGAAGAAGTTTCTATAAAACAATCTACTGAAACAACAGACGCTATAAAAATTAAAGCTAGAAAAGATGCAGAAGCAGACACAATAACTAAAAAAGCATCTGGCAAACAAAAGTTAAAAGATTTAGGATTGGACGACGCAGAAATTAAAGCGTTAATAGGAGCATAATGACAAGTAAAATTAAAGTAGATAATATAAATAAAGTTTCAGATGATTCAAACATCATCAAAAAATGTGGGACAACTACTACAATCGGATCAGGAGCAAGTAATCCAATTGTTGTAGATGGCTCTGCAATTACATTAGGTCGTTGTGGTGGTACCGTTGCTTTAGCAAGTGGTGCAACACAGACAGGTTTTGGTAGAACGGGGGCAGTAGATTGGCAGACAGGATCAATTAAGACAGGAACATTTGTACCAGTAAGTGGAGAAGGATATTTTGTAAATACAAGTGGTGGAGTATCAACAGCCAATTTACCAGCAGGTAGTGCTGGAGCAATAGTTTCTTTTGCAGATTACACAAGAACTTTTCAAACAAATAATTTAACAATAACACCTAACGGTTCAGAAAAAATAGGTGGTGTAGCCGCTAATTTTGTAGCTCAAACAGAAGGTCAATCAATAACATTAGTTTATGTTGATGGAACAGAAGGTTGGGTAAATACAGCTGAATCAACAGGACAATCAGGATTAGTACCAGCTTTTATTACAGCAACAGGTGGGACAATAACAACAGTTTGTACAAATTTTAAAGTTCATACATTTACAGGACCCGGAACATTTACAGTTTGTTCAGTAGGTAATCCAATTGGATCAAATACAGTTGATTATTTAGTAGTAGGTGGAGGTGGTGGAGGTAATAGATGTAATGCTGGTATTCCAGGTGGGGCTGGTGGAGCTGGTGGTTATAGAGAATCTCCAGGTACAGCATCAGGTTCTTATACAGTTTCTCCTTTAGGTGCTGCACCCGCAGTAGCGTTACCAGTTTCAGTTCAACCTTATACAGTTACAGTTGGAGCCGGAAGTGCACAAGCAGGAAATGGTACCACATCAACTTTTTCAACAATAACATCAGCAGGTGGTGGTAAAGGCGGTGAAGGATCTTCTTCTGGAAATGCACCAGCTGGAACAGCTGGAGGTTCAGGTGGAGGAGGTGGATCTGGACCACAAACACCAAATAGTTCAGCAGGTGGAGCAGGAAACACACCCCCTACTAATCCTTCTCAAGGAAGTACAGGTGGAAATGCATTTTCATTTCAAGGACATTCTTTTGGAAGTGGTGGTGGCGGTGGAGCTACAACGGCAGGAGCTGGTGGTGGACCTGCAACTGGTGGTAATGGTGGTACTGGTGGAACAAGTTCAATTAACGGAACACCAACTCAAAGAGCAGGTGGTGGTGGTGGATCAGGAAGACAACCTTTAGGAGGTACTGGAAATGCTGGTTCTGCTACAGGTGGTGGTGGAGCAGGTGGAACTTCTTCACTAACAGGAAGTAATGCTACAGCTAATACTGGTGGTGGAGGTGGTGGTGAATCTTCAGGAACCGGTGCTGGTACTACAGGCGGTTCAGGTATAGTAATAATAAGATATAAGTTTCAATAGGTAAAAAATTATGAGTGAAATAAAAGTAAATAAAATTAGTCCACGATCCGGCACAGATGTTACACTAGGAGATAGTGGTGATACATTCACAATTCCTAGTGGTGCAACAATTAACAACCAAGGAACGGCAACAAACTTTGGTGCAACAGGTTCAGCGTCTTGGGTAACAACAGTTAAAACAGGAGATTTTACAGCGGTTGCTGGCGAGGGATATTTTGTAAACACTACAAGTGGTGAGATTGATGTAACACTACCAGCAGGTTCACCTGGTGCAGTAGTTGCAGTTAAAGATTATGCAAAAACTTGGGATACAAATAATTGTGTAATAATTTCTAATAGTTCAGAAAAAATAGGTGGTTCAACTAACAATGCAATTTTATCAACAGAAGGTTTAGCAGTAACATTAATTTATATAGATTCAACACAAGGTTGGTTAGTAACTGACGATGGTTTACAATCAAGTGCAAATACTAATCCATACATAGAAGCAACAGGTGGAACTGAAACAATATCTGGTAACTGTAAAATTCATACATTTACAGGACCTGGAAGTTTTTCAGTAACCAAAGCAGCTAACGCTGCAGCTGATAATGTAGTTTCACATTTAGTAATAGCTGGTGGTGGTGGCGGAGGCTCCTCTGATGTAGCTGGTGGAGGTGGAGCCGGTGGTTATAGAGAAGTAGTAAGTCCAAGTTCACCTTATTCAGGTTCACCTTTAAATGGTTACCCAAGTGCTCCAAACAGAGTTACAGTTACAGCAACAGATTTTCCAATTACAGTTGGAGCTGGTGGAGCCGTATCTTGTACAATAGGTAATACTGGTAGTAATTCAATTTTTAGTACAATAATATCTGCCGGTGGTGGAGCAGGTGGTAAAGCTAGTTCAGCAACTCCACTTTTAGCAGGTGGTTCAGGTGGAGGAAGTGATTTTCAAGGTACTACAGGTGGAAGTGGAAACACACCTCCAACAAGTCCTGCTCAAGGAAATCCTGGTGGAAGAGGACAAGCCACACCTCCCGCTAATGGAGCTGGTGCAGGTGGTGGAGCCGGAGCTGTTGGTGGTAATGGTAGTGGTCCTGTAGGTGGAACTGGCGGAGCTGGAGTTACAAGTTCAATTAATGCAACACCAACTGCAAGAGCAGGTGGTGGTGGTGGAGCTGGTGAAGGTGGAGGTTCTGGACCTGGTGGAGCTGGTGGTGGTGGAGCTGGTGGAACTGGACCTGTTAGTAGTGGAAATGGTGTAGCAGGAACTGCAAACACAGGTGGTGGAGGTGGAGGTGCTGATTCTGGTCAAGGTGCAGCAGGTGGTAGTGGAATAGTAATAATAAGGTACAAATTTCAATAGTTGAATGATAATTAAAGATAAGATATAAGGAGAAACATTATGGCACATTTTGCAAAACTAGGATCAAACGGAAAAGTTATTCAAGTATTAACTTTGAATAATGGTGATATGTTAAACGCTGACGGCGTTGAAGATGAATCTGTAGGTCAACAATATTTAGAAACACATAATAATTGGCCTGCACAAATGTGGATTCAAACATCTTACAATACATCTGGTGGCACACACAAAGATGGTGGTACAGCATTAAGAGGAAATTACGCAGGTATAGGTTATACTTGGGACGAAGATGATCAAATCTTCTGGCCTAAAAAACCTTATGCATCGTGGGTAAAACATAATGCATCTGCTTCTTGGAAATCACCAATCGGTGATGCTCCAGCATTAACTGCAGAACAAGAATCACAAAATATAGCAGTGGACGAAAATACTCCACCTACTAATTTTTGGACTTACAATTGGAATGAAGCTAATACAACTTGGGACTTGACAGATCTATTAGCATAAATTAAAAATGGTGGTGGTATGCAGAGACAAGTATTAACAGAACAAGCTCTATATTATGGTGATGTGGCAATGCCTAAAGATTGGGACATTGACCGAGATAAGTTATCAGGTGATATTTTACAATCAGTAATTCAAAACAAAGATTTTCCATTCTCAAGAACTTGGGATATGTTAAACACATATATGAGAGACTTTATTGGTCTTGATTATGGTATCAATCTAATTAACAAATCAACGTGGGGAAATATCTATAAACCCAATAAGACAACAATTCCTTTATTAAATATTGATCCGGTGGATCTACGTAACTCTCCAGACTTTACATTATTATATGGTGTAAAAGTAAAAGATTGTAATGTTCGAATACACTATGAAGATAACAGACGTAAAGGAAGAAGTTGGGATATAGAACTTAAAAATAATATGTTCATTATGTTTCCATCAACTAATATGTATTACCTAACTAACAACCAAAAAGATTCATTAAACTTTGTGCAAACAATAACTTATGAATATATCTAATTACTACTGGCATTTTCCTGCAGCACTCACACCAAAGTTTTGTGATGATGTAATAGCTTATGCTAATTCACAAGAAGAAGTAATGGCTAGAACAGGTGGC